AAAGTTCGAAACTCTGAACCATATTTCTGAACCGGTTCGAAACTGATTTCTGAGCAAAAGTTCGAAAGTTCGAAAACATGGTTCGAAAGTTCGAAACGCCTGGAAAATAAGTTCGAAAGTTCGAAAACTGACTTAAAATAAGTTCGAAAGTTCGAGAATACTTATTTACAATTTCCGAACATTCTTTATCTGATTCAGTTATTACTCACTACTTTAGTTTCTTACTTAAATGGTGTATAATATAGTAGAAAGAATTTGAAAGGGGTAAATAGATGACTGATGTACCTAATGGACCTAAGACAAAGAAACGTACTTCGCGCAAGAAGCCTGGACGGAAACCAGTGAAGCAAAAGGCGCGTGTAGAATTAGACGAGGTCATTGAGTTTGATTACAAAGGCATTAAACTGTCCAAACAAGAACGTAACGAAAGAATGAAGCTGGAGTTTATTAGAGGTATGGATGTGGCGGAGATTGCTCATCGTTATGGTGTTTCTAAAACGACAGTAGAAATCTTGCGCTCAAAAGGTAAGTGGGTGAAGTTAAAGAAACAGTTTGACGATGAGAAGTCATTAGTTACTAACGATACACTAACCCAGATGTACGCAGGCTTTAAAGTGTCAGTGAACATTAAATACCATGCGGCGTGGGAGAAGCTAATGAACATTATAGAAATGGCATTAGACAATCCAGATAAATACCTCATGACTAATAAAGGAGAATTAAGATGGGGTGCGTTAGATGTACTATCTAATATTATAGACCGTGCTCAGGCTGGACAGGAAAGAGCTAATGGTATGATACCAGCTGAGGTTCAGTACCGACTTCAAATTGAACGTGAGAAGATTACTCTATTGCGTAAGAAGATGGGCGATGGAGATACTGAAGAAGAGGTACGCGATAACTTTGTAGAAGCTTTAGACAATGCGGCAAAGGCTGTATGGAAAGACTTCGCAAGTGAAACAGGAGCGTATATAAAGGAAGTATCTAATCAGGAGGCTGACAATGACTAAGAAAGAAATGTTCATCTGGGGAATTGTTATTCTAGTCTTTACTATTGTAGTAATCTATCCTAGACCACCTCGCGAGACTAGAAAAGAACCTGGAGTCATTACTCATGTAGGCCCTAATTATATAGAAGTAGAGGCGTACGGTAGGTTCCTTATTAGCCCTAAAGAAGCAGCAAAGCTAAACGAAGGGGAACACGCGCCGAAGTATATATTAGAAAGAGGTAGCTAGATGAAAATACATCACATAACTGAACAAGAAAATAGACGCACGCGCACTGAAATAGATTCACTATTAGATGAAGCTCGTGAAATGGAATATGATTCTGTACTTATAATAGGAATAAAGAATGGAGAGATATTCTCTGCCCATTGCGCTAAAAGTAAGCTACAACTATTAGGCGCATTAGAATTAGTCAGTCACGACTTTAAAGATATCAACTTCTAGGAGGTCACATGGGTAGACTAAGAAATAAAGTACAGAAGTTTAACTTCGTACCATTTAGTAAGAAACAACTTCAGCTACTCACTTGGTGGACAGATAACTCTCCTTATAAAGACTTTGATGTCGTCATTGCTGATGGGTCTATTCGTTCAGGTAAAACTGTATCAATGGGACTGTCGTTTGTCCTTTGGGCAATGAATGATTTCAATGGACAGAACTTTGCTATCTGCGGTAAGACGATTCACTCAGCTCGTCGTAACGTAGTTCAGCCGTTACAGCAAATGCTATCGAGTCGCGGCTACAGAATAGAAGATATCCGAAATGAAAACCTATTAGTCATAGCTAGAATGGACGGAGATAAGGAAGTCATTAACTACTTCTATATCTTTGGGGGTAAGGATGAGAGTTCACAAGACCTCATTCAGGGTATGACCTTAGCCGGTATATTCTGTGATGAAGTAGCTCTTATGCCTCAGTCCTTTGTCAACCAAGCAACTGGACGGTGTTCAGTATTAGGTTCGAAGATGTGGTTCAGCTGTAACCCAGGTAACCCGAATCACTACTTCAAGAAGGAGTGGATTGACAAGGCAGTCGTAAAAAGAATCCTATATTTACATTTCACTATGAACGATAATCCAAGTCTCAGTCCCGCAATTAAAGCGCGGTATGAAAAGATGTATGCTGGAGTCTTCCATAAACGATTCATATTAGGTCTATGGGTAACAGCAGATGGATTAGTGTATTCGATGTTCAACGAGGAACAGCATGTCCGTGAACTAAACATAGGGTTCGACCGTATCTTTGTAGCAGGAGACTTCGGTATCTATAACGCTACTACCTTTGGAGTGTATGGATATTCGAAACGTCTTCGTCACTACCATCTCATTGAATCTTATTACCATTCAGGTCGCGAAGCTGAGCAACAATTAACAGAAGCAGATATCCAATCTAATAACACCTTTTCGAACGTACTTCAAAAGACTACAAAAGAATACGCTAATGATTTAGTGAAGATGATACGTGGATACGACATTGAATACATTATATTAGACCCTTCAGCGTCAGCTATGATAGTTGAACTACAAAAACATCCATATATTGTTCGAAAACAAATTCCAATCATACCTGCGCGGAACGATGTGAACTTAGGTATTTCATTCCATGCTGAACTATTAACTGAAAATCGTTTTACACTAGACCCAAGTAACACGCATGACATAGACGAGTACTATGCGTATAGCTGGGACAATAAGGCTAGTGAACGTGGGGTGGACCAAGTTGTAAAAGAGTTCGACCACTGTATGGACCGTAATAGATATGCCTGTCTAACTGACGCACTGATTAACGATGACTTCGGTTTTGAAATTCAAGTGTTGAGCGGAAAAGGCGCAAGGGCGTAAACAATTTAGCTAATAAAGTTGTATAATACTAATAAGGAGGAATTACAAATGGCTAAAAAATCTAAAGCTATTTCTCATACCGATGAGGTTCTTAGTCAGGCTTTTCTAAGTCCCTTGGCGCAGAATGTAAAGTTCAAGAAGGAACTACAAGAGGTTGAGAAGTACTACCAATACTTCGATGGGTTCGACGTCACTGACATGAATAGTGATTATGGTCAGACCTGGAAGATTAAGGAGGAAGGTCTAGATTATGTACCTACTCGAGAGATTCGTAACTTTGTGAAACAGTTGATCAAGAAGCAAGCTCGTTTCATGATGGGTAATGAACCCGAACTAACATTCAACCCACTTGTTCAGAGTCAAGACAAGGCGGCGGAGAATAAACGTATCCTATTTGATGACATTCTAAGTAAAGCTAAGTTCTGGCCAAAAGCAGCAAATGCTTTAGTAGATGCTACAGTAGGTAAACGTGTTCTCATGTTAGTATTAGGTAATGAAGGACAGGAGATTGATGTTCAATTCTACTCCATGCCTCAGTTCACTTACATCGTAGACCCTAAAGACCCATCACGTCTATTAGCGGTAGACATTGTGTACCAAGATGAACGTACTAAAGGTATGGAAGCTGAATCCCAACTATGGCACCACTATCGTTATGAAATGAAAGCAAGTGCTTCTGAATCTGGAATTGCAGATGCGCTGAAGGATGACGAGGAAGAATGCTGGCTAACATATACACTAACAGATGGAGAAGCAAATCAAATCTACGTCACAGAAGAAGGTACCACTACTATTAAAAAGACAGAAGCTAAGTTAATCCAAATTACAGATAATTTAGGTAACCCTGTTGAAGTACCTCTAACTGTACAAGAGTCCGCATCAACTGGCTTGACTGAAATCCCATGTCGAGTGATCCTGAACGAACCTTTGACGAATGACATCTATGGTTCAAGTGACGTGAAGGACCTCATTACAATCGGGGACAACTATAACCGAACTGTTTCAGACTTACGTGACGCACTGAAATTTAAAATGTTCGAACAACCTGTCGTTATTGACGGTTCGAGTCAATCTCTTAAAGGAATGAAGATTGCTCCGAATGCTTTAGTGGATATTAAGTCTGACCATACTGCGGCTATCGGAGGTTCAGGTTCAGCTAGACAAGCTCAAGTCACTACCATCTCGGGAACATTTAATTTCCTACCAGCCGCGCAGTACTATTTAGATGAAGCTAAAAAAGCGATGTATGAACTCATGGACCAACCGCTTCCAGAAAAAGTTCAGAATGCCCCATCAGGTATCGCAATGCAATTCCTATTCTACGACCTTATGAGTCGATGTGATTCTAAGTGGGTCGAATGGGATTCAGCTATTCAATGGATGGTATCTATGATTGAAGAAATTTTAGCTAAAGTGAATGTAGACCTAGGTGTACTACCTGACGAAATTAAAAACAGCTACTCCGCCCTCACTACATTGTCAATTGAACATAAGTACCCATTACCAAGTGATGAAGCATCTGCCCGTCAAGTAGCGCTAAATGAAGTTCAAACTAATGTACGCAGTCATCAAGCCTACATTGAAGAATTTAGTAAGAAGGAACAAGCGGACAAAGAATGGAACCGTATCCTAGAAGAACAAGCCCAACTTGATGAAGTTACCGCAGGAGCACTACCACAATTAGCCCAAGAACTAGATGAACAGGAGATTGAAGATGAACAAGAACGCCCGGAAGAAACAGATGAAGAAGCAAGTGGTTCGGAACACAAAGACGAACAGCACAGAGAAGATGTCGAACGAGACATTTAAAGTCAACTGTAATTACTGTGACCATAAGTTCGAACTACATCAGAAGGACATCCATGACACTAAGATTGACAAGGTGTACGATTGGCGTTTCTTCGAATGTCCGAACTGTCGGATGCGTTACACTACCTTCGTAGGGGACAAGAAGGTTAATGAACTAATCCGTGACCGTAACAAGTATCGCCGACAAATTAAGGCGGAACTAGACAAAGGTCCTAACATTAATCAGAACCGTTACCATGCTATTCGTATTCAAGATGAGCATGCGGCTACTAAGATTCAGGGCCTTACACGTAAACTGAAGAAGGAGTTGAATATTAGTGAACGCGAAAAAGAATTCTTACTTGTCGAGCTGGGAAAAGGCGATTCATCGGAGGACAGTGAAACTGAACCTGGAACAGGAGACGGCGGTACTAAAAGCGTTCAATGACGCAACTAAGGACCTTATTAGTAAGATAGAAAAGTCCAAAACTGGATACTTACCTAAACGCATCTATAAAGATTATGCATATGATTTGTATTCAGTTCTATTAGAATTAGCTACTACCTACTCCCGTAAAGCCGCTAAGAATGTACTTGACGGACAACTACTACATACTTTAGCCTTATTAGGGGAAGATGGTCAGAGTACTGCAAAAGACTTCGAACGAGTACTTCGTGGCATCTCTTTAGTGTATTCGAAACTTGCGGCGGAAGCTGTCGTTAAAGGTGAAATCTACAAAGACGGTAAGAACTTATCTAAACGTATCTGGTCCGTAGCTTCGAAAGCGGGTAACGATATTCAAGAAGTAGTTACCCGTGGACTGGCTAGTGGGATGAGTGCGGTAGATATGTCTAAGATGTTAGAACAGTATGTTAATCCCGCTGCTCGCAAAGTATGGAACGCTGAAAAGATATCTGAAACACTTGGTCCTACTACTGCTAGAAAGTATCAGAACCTAGAGTACAACGCCCTGCGACTAGCTAGAACTACTATTAGTCATTCAGCTACCGCAGGAGTTCGATCTTGGGGAAAAGTGAACCCTTTCTGTAAATATGTTCAGTGGCATTCTGTACACGCGCCGGGTAGAACTTGTCAAGCATGTATAGACCTAGACGGAGAAATCTTTCCTATAGAAGAATGTCCTTTCGACCATCCGAACGGTATGTGTTACCAGACTATCTGGTACGATAAGTCTATGGACGAAATCGCAGATGAACTAAGGGCATGGGTACACGGTGAACCTAATGAGGAATTAGATACCTGGTACAGTGAACTGAACGATCCTACTCGGTATAACGCAAGTGATATTGATTTTGTTAAAAGTTATTAGAGGTTCGAAACTTTCGAATCTCTTTTTAGTCTATAAATAGTCTACATCAGTTTCCGAACCATTTTTCCGAATGGTCTTTATTTATGTTATAATATGTAAGAAAGGACTTGCCACCTTAATGGCTCGAACTTGGTTTCACTGTTCCAAGATTAAATAAAAACAGAAGATTCAGCCGGAGGGCGTAAACTCAGGAGGAAAGAAAATATGGCGTATCAACTGAAAGACCTTCTAAAAGGACTTGATGATGCAACGGTAAAGCAGGTTGAAGATACTATTAAAAATAATTCGAAAGAATTAGATGCTAAGGTATTTATTGACGGGGACGGAGAACACTTTGTTCCTCATGCTAGGTTCGACGAAGTTGTTCGTCAGCGGGATTCTGCTAACAGTTCAGTAACTGAACAAAAAGAGCAACTAGAGAAGCTAGCTAAACAAGTGGAAGATAATAGCGATGCGCAGGCTACCATTCAAACACTTACGCAGAAACTAGAAGCTCAATCAGCGTTAGCTAAGAATGCTATTTTAGAGTCACGGTTGACACCATTGATTCAGAACTCCATTGCTCCAGCCTCTGACATTCTAGGGTTCATGGACTTATCTAAAATTACAGTCAACGACGACGGTAAGGTAGAAGGTCTAGAGGACCAACGTTTTTGTACTCTCAAGATTTAAGTAACT